AGAATGGGACCGCCTTCAAGAAAGTGAAGATACACAAAGTCAATTTACAGAAGATGAAGAACATATGATTATAGTTGAGGCAATGCAAATTTTATTGGATAAATTAGACGTGGATGAAGATGAATTTGAAGACCACGAACAACATGTAGATTGGATGAGATTCGATGACATCATAGGACACTACGTTTGTTATGTAAAATAATTTATAGTTTTGAGAAAATATATAAACACAATTCTATATACAATATTGTAAAATAAGACAATGGATAAAGACCTTCGTATCAGTGAACTTGAAGAAAGGGTAGCTCAATTAGAAGCAGAATTGCTATCTACTAAGGAGCATTTGAAACGATATACGGCTCCGGAAAGTAGAAAAGAGTATTATCAAAATAATAAAGAAGTTATCAAAGAACGTGTCAAAAAACATCAAGAAGAAACGAACTATAAGGCTAATTACAAACCTACTGCTGAACAAAAACAGAAATGGGCTCGGGCCGCATATTTAAAAAAGAAGGAGAAATTAGCTCAAGAGAAGAAGGAGAATATTTAGGATTATATAGTTATTTTATAAAAAACTATATAAAAAGAAATCTACGTATAATATATCAAGATGACAAAATGTTCGGCAATTGATAGAAATTTGAAAGGTTGCCGATGCAATGCTATAAATGATACCAGTTTTTGTAAAAAACACGATTATATGGTTGATTATACTGAAGAAATGTTGTCAAATTTACAGATTTGTTCGGGTTGTAAAAAGTCATATTATATACCAGATGGTAAGACTTGCTCGTCTTGTCGTAATAGAGGAAAACAAAATAAACAAATATCCCGCGAAAACGTCATACTATGTGCTAACGATAAATGCGTATTCAAGCGTTCAGAAGAGAATAAATACTGTCAAAAACACCAAATTTGTATATTTGTTGATGAAACCGTGGCTATAGGTAAAAAAATATGTAAAAATTATGTTCGGGGTTGTCGTTCTCAACTTGATTTGGAATATCAATATATTCGGTGTCAATCTTGTTTAGAAAAAGAAAGAGAACAGGAACGCAATCGTAGGGAAAACGCAAAAGGTACTACACATACGGATACACATCAAACTTGTTCTACTTGTTGTCAAGAATTCGAAAATTGTTTATTTGTTGGCGTGAATGGTGGAAATACCAAAACTTGTAAAAATTGTAGAGAGCGTAACCATATTCAAGACCAAAAACGCGATAAAGAACATCGTAATGAATTAGCTCGTATTGCCGAAAAGAAACCTGAACGTAAAGAAGTAAAACAACAATGGAACGAAAATAATTATGAAAAGGTTGCTATGAAGAGTATGAATTACCGACAACGACAAATAGAAACAGATGTAGAAGAGTATTTGAATAAAAACGCGGAAAACGCAAAACAATGGAGGGAAAATAACCCAGAAAAAAATAAAGAAAATAATAAATCGCGATTAGAAAATATCAAAATACATTATTCTAATTACATTCGGTGTGCGGGAGACAAAAACTTGGATTTTGAAATATCTCAGGAAGAATTCAATAAAATTGTAAAGGAACCGTGTCATTATTGCAACATTATTCAAGAACGCGGTTTCAATGGCATTGACCGATTGGATTCAAATGCTGGTTATGTAATGGATAATTGTGTGAGTTGCTGTAAGACGTGTAATTTTATGAAATGTTCGTTGTCTGCTGACGTATTTCTAAAACGCATAGAACACATTTTAACATATAATAACAAAATTAATGGACGTTATTTTTCTGAAGAGTTTTGTGATACTGATGCAAGAAGTTATAATGAATATAAAAAACGTGCAAACACCAAATTATTACCATTTGAATTAACAAAAGAAGAATATGATATAATTATAAATTCACAATGTTATTTATGTGGTAGAAAATCATATGAAGGGTGTAAAAATGGCATTGACCGCCTTGATAATAAGTTGGGGTATACAATGAATAATGTAAAATCGTGTTGTGGTAGTTGTAATTATATTAAAAAAGATATGGAACTCACCGAATTATTTAACAAAATGACTGAAATATTTTTGAAATGTAAAATTAAAGTGGAAACAACCACGATTATATGTAAAACACATAAACCATCAAAAAATATTGTAAAAAATATAAACAAAAAAACTTCTGATAAGAAACGCGAAGATGCTCGTCTTAGAAAACAAAAACAACGAGAAGCATTAAAATCAAAATATGGAGATGAAGAATACAAAAAAAAGAAAGCAAAAGAGATTGCTGATTACAGGAAATCAAAGAAAGAAACTAACAATTAGATTGCGTTTTGTATAATAAAAACATTATAGTTTTTATTATAATTTTTATGGAGATTCAAAAACAACAGGGTAATTGATTAACTATTTTACATTTTTTATTTATTTTTTGTGTTTTATAATTTTTATTTTGTTTTTGTGGGAAAACCCTTTTTATTAAAATACTTTGTAGGTCACAGTTGTAACCGGACACGATACAAGTAACGTAACTAATTACTATACGCTACACCTGCCATGCCGGACATAACACGGAGGACGTTGTAGTTAACAGCGTAGACACGGACCTTGGCAGTGGCAGTGCCGGACACAGCACCGGCGGAAAGCACGAGCTGAAGGACGGCATTGTCAATGCGGGAGAAGTTGCATGAACCAGAAGGCTGGTGCTCCTCGGGGCGAAGACCGAAGGAGTACACGTTGATACCGGAGTCAGGGGCACGGGTGTGGTGCTGGAAAGGCTGGACGGTATCGAAGTAGGAGCCCTCACGCTCGGAGAAGCGGTCCTGACCGTTAAGCTGGAGCTTGGCAGTCACGACAGGGTTCTCACCCCAGCAGTGCATGTCAAGGGCAGTCTCGGCAAGGACGAAAGAACCGGCATCGGAAAGACCCTGTGCGCCAGTGGCATCAGGGTTAGCAGCATTACCAACACCAGACTCAGTCATATCAGTAAGCTCCTTGTCAACACCACCGTATGCGGCAATGTCGTTGGGAAGGGAGTCAATGGCATCAGTGTAGTTGAAAGGCTGGGCTCCGTGAGTGGAGTTGAGGGTGGTACCGTCAATCAAAGAATCACAGTAGTCAACGTTGGCATCGGGCTGGACGACCCAGATAAGCTCCTTGCAGGGGTGGTTGAAGTTGAGCTTGATCTTGTTGGAGGAAGAACCGACAGACTCGTCACCAGTGAACTGGACCTGCTCGATGAGGTACTCGTGGGGGTTCTGTGCCATCTTTCTGCGCTCATCGGTATCAAGGAAGATATAGTCAACGTAGAGAGAAGCGGCAACAAGAGATTGCTGGTAAGCCTGGGTGGCACTGGCATTACCGTCCATGGCGAAAAGACACTCACCAATAGGGCGGAAGTCAATGTTGATCTTGACCTCGTGGTATTGAAGGGCAATCAGAGGAAGGGCAAGTCCGGGGTTGCGGCAAAACCAGAACTGAAGGGGCACGTAAAGAGTGGTCTCAGGAAGGGCGTTGCGGGGAGCACACACCTGGTTGGGGGCACTGGAAGCGGCACAGGGTCCGGCAATGTCAGCGCGAAGGGATTCGGTCATGTAGGTAAGCTGGGTGGTGTGACCGATCATCTTGTGGTAACCAGACTCTTGCTCCTTGGAAAGGGTAAGTTGGTTCCAGATGTGCATCCAGTCACCGTACTGACGGTCAATGCGTTGACCACCAACCTCGACCTCAACCTGGGCGATGAGCTGCTCACCAATGAAATCTAACCAACGAGCACCACAAGCGTTGTTTGCGCCCATGTTCTTGTTGATCTCAGGGAGAGTCACCTGAAGGTAGGTGCGGTAAGCAAGGTCACCGTTACGGCTGATGGTACAGGTGACACGGCGACCGAAATCGGCTTGACCGGAGAAGGTCTGCTCGATGGACTCCATGGCAAAGTTGGTGTGGCGTCTGTAGGACACCTTCCAGAAAGTAATCTCAGGGGTTCCGGTAAGGAAAACGTCTTGTGCGCCGTAGGCGACTAATTGCATTAAACCTCCAGCCATTGTATGGAATTTATATATTCTACAAAGAAAAAAATCTGGGAAAAAATCGCATTAATTCAATTAAAAAAAATATTATTGCTAAAAATACAAGAATAATGATAAATAAATGCTCTAATTATTAGCAATAATCACAAAAACATAAGTTTATAGTCAATTCGTTAAATTACAATTGTAATTTTTTAACTACAGTTGTAAATGTCCTAAATATATTTGTATCACTTGATAAATCTTCACAATATGGCGGTATAATATACACTACTCCGGATTTCGAGATTTGCCGCTTATTCCCAGCGCACATGAACTATTCGTCAATAAAAACTTCTCTAAATAGTCTTCTTGGAATATTTCCCGTTTATTTTCATGTTTTTTCGTGAAAATATAAGAATCATTTGATTTACGGATACTCCATCCTTCTTCTAAAGCATTTGTTAGAAACATCATTTTTTGAAAGACCGGTTTTTCTATTTTTATATTTCGAGGTAAATCTAATAAAGTGGTTTCAATGTTCTTAGTATCCATATTCATATCTATATCTATATCCATATACACATTAGAAATACCATTTTCTCCTATTATTTACGAATTTATCGTGTGTAAGTGTATACCAAGTATGACGGAACAATATATGATTCCAACAAAACACGCATTTACATGTGAGGAGCATAAAATCCATGAAAACGAAGTTCCGCTATCTCCAGCGAGATACACTTGTAAAAAATGTAAAAAAAAGAAAGTTCCTGGATATAGTAATCCAGACCACGTATGTAACCCTTTCGGCTATTTGTATTTAGCCCCCCGAATATGTCTAGACTGTGCTACAAAAACGAAAAAATGTATGTGGTGCTAAAAATTGATTGATGTACGTTAGGTAATTATACACTATATCCAATTCGCCACTATGATTTATTACATTATCGCAGCATACACATTAGCTACATTATGGTTTTCTACACATTGTAGAGATTGTTATTTTTCAAAAACACGTTATATTGTCATAGAAGAACACAATCATAGTTTACCTATTATCAAGCCAATACCTACACATATTACTAACACTATTCAATATTATGACACATGTCCCATTGTGTTGTAATATATGCGATTCATTCATTTTTCATATCTGTATTCTCGTGTGTTACTACTTCTTAGTTGCACGGCGTGTATTTTTTTTTGCTCCCCCCTTTGTTCTCTTGGTCTTTCTACGTTTTTTTGATTTCTTGCCGCCTCCAAATAAAGTAGGTGAGTATATTGCGGTCGTTGCTGAAGGACCAAAATAACCAGCTATAGTATTAGGTCTAACTGAATCAGGTTTTAAAAACTTCATATCCAACATTGCCCTAAATCCGGAAGGTCTATCTCCCATTGCACCTATACGAATATTAGTAGGGTTATAATTAGTTGCAGTTCTATATCCTGCATCTATAAATACACTATTTTCTTCTTGTGCTCTATCACCTTTGCCTTTTCGTGATGCTATTGATATTAATTGATTAAAATTTTCTTTAAATAAATCTTGAAAAACACCATCAATCGGTTGTGATTTATCTTGATTATATCGCGTATTCCATAAGTTCATAATTTTGGTCGATAAAGCATTCATTGTATTTGATGCTGACAATAGTTCTTTACCATCTTTAAGATAAAATTTTTCATGATATGGTTCTGCTTTAATACGATCTACCAAGTAATCAAATTCTAAACTTACCCGATTTTTATCGTGTTTGATAAATGTTCTATAATAATTAGGTGTATTCGTTTGAATAGTAATATCAACTGTGCTTGGAAATTCGTTATTCGTGGTGATTATTTGTTTCATAGTACAACTACCAAGACCACCCATTGCATCTATATACTGAGGAGTAGAACATACAGCATTTTGTAAAAAATTAGAATCTGAATATCGGGATTTTTTAATTGCGTTATTAATAATACTAATGTCAGAATTGTTAAATTGTGAAATAAAGTCTGTAGGAGACAATTGTTTATAATTAGTTGTCTCATTCTCATTTTTCCATAAACCCGAAATATTAATTATGGTGTCAAATAACTTAGTATCTATACCAGATACATTATCACCATTTGAAATACCATTTATTATGTATGTTTGCTGATTAAAAATCGTATTGTTACCTTCTATATCGAGCCCATCGGGATAAATTACCTTACTATCCTTATCTGAAAGCCCCATATAGAACAAACCATTAAACGCTACTTCGCTACATAATAAGTTAATCACAGATTTCATTTGAGGAGATGGGCGTGTACCGGACTCTTCTGACTCACTTTGTTTTGAGAACTGCCTGTTTACATCTTGGTTAAAATTAAAAATATGAGCGTCAATTTGTTCTTGTATACCTTGATTGGTTTTTATTACGGTATCATATCGTCGAGTGCCGGGAGCTGGTTCTTGTTTTATAGTACTATTTAATTTTGTTAAACGTTTTATTAGTTGGTTTCTCTTTACTGTCATTGTTTTTAAATTTGGGTCAATTTGTAATAGGTTGGTTTCATTAAAAGCTCCACCTAACATTCTTTTTTTTATTTTTTTTCTAAAATCAGTTTGTTTGTTGGGTAATGGACACATTTCATTTAACATAGTATTAACATTTTTAACAAATGTGTCAGATAATTTTACTATAAAGTCATATTTATTCACCTTTGGATTAATTTGCGGACAATGAATCACAATCAACAAATATTTCATCAGTATTTGTTTTAAATAATGGCTATTTAAAATAGCATACTCGTTTGTATATTCACGTTGTAAAAAGAAGGTATAAGTACCTTTTATTATTTGATGAACGGTTTTATTTACAAATTTTAAATATTCTACGTTTAGTTCATTGTTTTCATCACCGACCATATTTAATGCTTCGTATATTTCTGTGGATTTTATACCACGTAGGTTATCATTTTCTACCTCATCATTTATAATCGCATCTAATACGTTTTGTATATTGTCATTTTGAACTATAACAGGACGAACAACCTGTTTGTTAGGTGCTTCAAATACGGTTTGCATTTGAGGTTCGTATGGCTCATATGATAAATTTGGACCGGTTAATGGACCGGCTACTAATGTAGCACCATCACCATCACCGCCAGTATGTGTTTTACCTTTACCTGTTTGTTGTAGTTGTAGTATACGCCTTTTTTTAATATCAGCTATAGTGGTTGATTGCATACCCATTACACGAAAAGTTGTTTGTTCTATATATTGATATATAGGTTGAATTAACCCTATCATATGTATATTATCATACGAATAGACAATCAGTATTGACTGTAATAGCGCATTTATCCCTGCATTCGTTGTTAATGTCGCATTTATTGTTTTTTCATCTTGCAACATGGTACGTATATCACTTAGATTTTGGGCGGTTACTGAACGCGTAATTGGTTGTCTTACATCAACTGAAAATGTATCTGCGTTAAAATCTTTTACATTTTCGGACAGAAAACTTATAATTTCTGGTGAATATTCATATTCAGATATATCCATGAACTTACTGTCAGGTGCATTAAAAAATGTCTTTTTTTCATTTATTTCTGCTTGTATATCATCTTCGTCTACTCCCAAACTACGAAGGTCTGTCTCCAATCGTTTAATCTCTACCTCCAAATCACGGTTGCGTTTGGTCTGTTCGGCTTTCGCTTTCTGTTTTTCTTCTGGAGTTTTTCGAATAACTCCAGTTTTGGCCGAACCCGATGGTATTTTCCTACCATTACCAACGCTTGTCGTTTTTCCTTGAAAAATATCTTGACTAATTTCTTCTAAAGATTTGATTCGATTTAATGAACTAATCGCACCGTAATCATGAATAAAATCGTGTATTAGTAATGACAACATCATCAATCTGAAATATTTATCATCTTGATATTCAATGGTAGGCATAATATTATATATATATTCCTACTATAAAAACTAACATAAAAACACCCATATAAAGTATTATATCTGGTTTAATGAGAGGCGAGTCTAAAAAACGGCAACTCAAACAATTGAAAACTATACATACAATTGACGAAAAGCACTCGGAACTAACAGAATATTATGATAAGATAGAGAATGATACTATTCCCCAGTTACAACGAGAAAAGGAGGAATTGAGAAAAATAATGCCTACTTTACGTTCAGAACAAGTCGATGAGTATATGAATATAAAAGACAAAATTAAGGACATACATGAGCGAATAAAGAAACTTAAACAAGAGAAGAAGAAGTATTTACTGGATAATTCTAAATTCATTTTTGACTACTTCGAACAAAAACAGCAAATTTCTTCAAGTACAGACGAATATGGAAGCACCGACGCATTAAACAATTTTTTCAAAATTAAACCAGATGCGACTACTGCCAACGACGGCTCTATTAATAGATATACCCAATCCAAAATCAATACACAACAGTATTGGCGGAATGTAACAAATGAGTTTACAAATTCTCAAGATTATTACATTTCATCGGATAGATGCGAATCATGTAATATTGGAGAAATGATACCTCAAGATGAGGAAGGAATACTTATATGTAACAATACGAAATGTGGCAAATTCGTAACCTACATCATAGATAGCTCTAAACCGAACAATAAAGACCCTCCAAATGAAGTTTCCTACACCGCCTATATTCGTCTTAATCATTTTAAAGAAATCCTATCTCAGTTCCAAGCTAAGGAAACCACATTAATACCAGATGAAGTGATAGACTCCATTAAAGCACGTATTAAAAAGGAACGCATTACCGATTTATCTGAACTAAATTATGATAAGATGCGCGAATTATTACGTAAGCTTGGATTAAACAAATATTTCGAACATATTCAATACATAAATTCGTTGTTTGGGATTAAGCCACCTGTGATGAACGAGGAACTTCATGAAACGTTATGTGTTCTCTTTATTGAGATACAGAAACCGTGGGCGGTCCATTGTCCGGCGAATCGCACTAATTTTTTTAACTATACATACACGCTCCATCAACTATGTGTGTTGTTAGACCAAACCCAATATTTACCCTATATACCTATGATGAAAGACCGAGAGAAACAACTCGAACAAGATATGATATGGAAAAAGGTATGTGAAGATTTAGATTGGGAATTTTTCCCGTCCGTATAATGTTTCTTACAAAACGACATAAACATTATATTGTTATATTTAGTAATGAAGATGCCGTATTCTTATCCCGTAGATTTAACAATTGAATATACAAACAATACCGAATATCGCGAATGTTTACGCAACCTATTTAAGATGAATTCCGAAAACTATCCCGAAACAGAAAATATGGATTTGGATGAGGAAACGATGGATGAAATGAATTATGATTATCAATCTGCTACGGTTACGATGGACTTTATTTTTGGAACTACCAAATCAATCCCTGAAATTATGGAATTATATGAAAAAACCGCATCTTTTATGTTTTCCACTGACCCTAACATAGGACTTACTATTATGTTAGGTTACGATTATTTAGACTTGTTCCATAAATTGTTACAAAAAATTGTATCTGGAACTCCTACAAAAGAGTTAGTACAAACAGACATTTATAATCAGTTACATACAAAAATATATAAATAGTTTTTTGGTGTATATAAAATATACATTATTATATACACCCATAATGGCTTCTACTCGTAGTAAAAATAATGAGGGAGATTACCGATTAGAACAAACCGCTAACTCTGGATTATGTAACTATCTAACCTGTCAAAAAAGTAATTTTGGAAATCCTACTACTACGCACTTTGCAGGAAACGGATTATTACAAGGACGAATCGCACCCTCTAATTTATCAAATAATCCATATGACATTGAATCGCAATTGTTCGGTATTGGAACAAGTAATATGGTTAAACCCAAACCGTCAGTAAAACCTGTAATTCACGACCTAAATTCACTTAATGTTAGTGACCGTCTCCCTACCATGATTCCCGAACCATTGATTGTTGAGAAGGGACAACGCCCTAATATTATGAATTAGAATAATTTTTCTGTGTTCGTCTATGTGATAAAACATTGTTTCGAAACGTGATATTACGAGCGTGTTTCCTTTGCTTCTTTTTAACGATTTCTTCTTTGGATATAGTATTTTGTACTATATCTGGTTCCACTGTTTCTACGGGTTTATTCGACGAAACAATCTTCATTATTTGTTCCATGAAATCCATTTGTACGGCATTTTGACCGGCTTTTTCGGGCAATTCTTTACATTCTGATATGTTTATTTTAATATATTCAGGTAAAGGTTCGGTCATATTGTTCTGTATTTTGATAGGTATTTCTATATTCGCAATCACATATTGAATTGACATTTGACGATTACATGTAATATCAATTTATATTTAACTTTTTTGTTAATATATTATTTCATTGATTTACAATTTCTGGGCGTTCATCTATATAAAAGTCTTTCTTTTCTGGATTATAGTTTATATACTTTACTTGTTTTGATGGGACATTTTCATTCTCATCTTTCATATACATTTTACCTATGTAAATGTATCCTTCATTTGCCTTCTTAGTGTCTATCTCATAGGGGTCATTGTCTTCAGCTGGTTTAAAACTAAACATGTTACTTAATGATGAAATTAGCAAACCAAATGATTGTTTTAACCAATCAAATTTTCCACTCAAGTCTACTGAATATGACCCTTTGTTCGCCACGTCTATAGGGACTGCTTCTACAGAGGGAACGGTATTGGATACGTCTGTAGGGACTGCTTCTGTAGATGGGACTACTATATTCGATACGTCTGTAGGGACTGCTTCTACAGGGGGAACGGTATTTGATACGTCTGTAGGGACTGCTTCTGTAGATGGGACTACTATATTCGATACGTCTGTAGGGACTGCTTTTGATTGTATTCGTGGTTCACGGTCATATTCAATATTCGTTTTTAATGACTCAGTTAATATGTGTAACAATGGACTAATGTCAAAACCGACATTACTGGTAGCGTCTTGTTCTATTATTGGTAAGATTTTATTATCATCCATATTTTTGATGTCTAATGTTTGTTTTAACGTTGGAATGAATGTGTTTACATCAAACTCGGTACCGTCTGGTTGTGTTGGAGTAACTTCAGCTACATCTACTACTTCTTGATAATTTTGGGTTGGTTCGGGTTGTGATTCGGGTTGTGATTCAGGTTGCGATTCAGGTTGTGATTCAGGTTGTGATTCCGGTTGCGACTCAGGTTGTGATTCCGGTTGTGATTCCGGTTGTGACTCAGGTTGTGATTCAGATTGTGACAATTGGTATTTTTCACATGTATTCGTTAATTCCTTAAATTTTTCATTAGCAATATCTTCACAATCTTTATTTTTATCTGGATGAAATCGTAACCACGCTTTTGGTTTAGGTTTATGCGTAACTGGATTACAGTCCTGGCTTGGGACTATACCACGTTCATTGGCTTTACAGGTTTCTATTGTGGGTGGTATGGGAGGTAAATCCGAGGGTGTTGTGGGTGGTGTGGATGGTAAATCCGAGGGTGTTGTGGGTGGAGTGGATGGTAAATCTGAGGGTGTTGTGGGTGTTGTGGGTGGCGTGGGTGGTAAATTCGCCGATTCTTGTGAAATATAATCTGTACTTTGGTTATATTCATTTAAAGGACTTTTATGAATTGATATATCATTTGATGTTACTGGTTCCTGTTTTATACTATTAGGTGTTTCAACCAACTCACTTACATCGATTTGGGGGGTAGAAATAGTATTTGTTTCTTCTGATAGTTTGTCTTGTGTTACCTTATGTTTTAAGTTTACTTTATCTAATGCCTGTTTTCTATTTTCTTTCTGTAGTACTAGTTCATTTTCTTCTATTTTTTCTGTATTTTTAGTTTGAATAGGAACAATTACTTGGTTAAATAGTTCTTTTGCTAAATTGGATTCCAATTCCATTATGTATTATATTTACTTATAAATTATGCAAATACAATACTTTGTAAAAATTTACTGTATTATGATGGATTATTTTTTAGACCGTTTGGTTCTGCGTTTAATTATTCTTCGTCGTTTGAGTTTGTTTCGTTTTGTTTTCTTACCACTTCCAGTTTGAGATTTCATACCAGAAACAGCAGATTTGGTAGCATCATTCATAAACCCTAAAATACTATCTGTTGCTGAGGAAGCAGCATCTGTAACCGCATCTTTAGCAGCGAGTTTAGCTTCATTCGCCGCCTCTGTAATCGCATCTTTAGCCTCATTCGCCGCATTCTCCGCAACAATAATCGCACCTGAAGCAGCAACGGGTTCAATTGCTGTCTCGGCAACAGGTTCAATTGCTGTCTCGGCAACAGGTTCAATTGCTGTCTCGGCAACAGGTTCAATCGCGGTCTCCATAGCAGGTTCAATCGCGGTCTCCATAACAGGTTCAATCGCGGTCTCCATAACAGGTTCAATCGCGGTCTCCATAACAGGTTCAATTGCGGTCTCCATAACAGGTTCAATCGCGGTCTCAGTAACGGGTTCCATTGTTGACTCGATAACCGGAACAATTGATGACTCGACCACAGGTTCAATCGCGGTCTCAGTAACGGGTTCCATTGCTGTCCCAGTAACAGGTTCCATTGCTGTCTCAGTAACGGGTTCCATTGCTGTCTTCACAATGGGTTCAACAATTGGCTCCACAACGGGTTCAACAATTGGCTCCACAACGGGTTCAACAATTGGCTCCACAACGGGTTGTTCTACGTTATCTATCGCTTGTTTGAATTTATTTGTATTTTCAGTTAACTCATCAGTTAATGCAATGTCAATAACATCCATACCATCAATTGTTTTACCAATATTAACTATGGTTGGAGGATTTTTTGTTATACCGATATAAAAATCAGGTATTAACACGCTCATTATAATATATAATTTATACAGATTAAATTATGTATCAACTACCTAAATGATTACACACCTGAATTTTTCTACACATCTATTTATGTGTATTTACCTTTTTTTGTTCTGCGATTTACATGCTTATTATTAGACTTTCGAGTTGCCCGCTTCGTTGATTTATTCTTTCTAGTGTTTCTTCCACCGTATATTTTGTTTATATGTGATTTCACACGGGACATATATCGTCCAATTTGTTCCGGTGTAGAATCGCGTCGTTGTAAATAATTTGAAAGATGAAATTGTATATCACGAAGTTCCTTTCTGTCTTTGATATCAGGATTTTGTAATAATTTATGTATATCATTTCCTACTTTTTGAATGAATATGTCTTTTCCCTTTCCTTGAAACTGTTCTGATTGGGTAATATTCCAATTGATATCCCTTGCAATATCTTTGTATTGTTTCGCATTGTATGTGGATTTTGTTTGAATTGGAATATTCGGCACTGAACTACTCCTTACGAATTTATTATTATTTGTATTATTTGTACTATCTCTGTTTATAACGCTATCATCCTTAGCTAATACAGTTTCTGCTCGTTTATTAGCTTTTTCTACTGATTTAATTAATTCATTGTCAGTATTTGTAGGTTTAGTTTGACAATACTCGGTTTCTCCATATTCAAATGTTGAATATACTTTCTCTACCAGATTCTTTTTTAAAGTTGCTAGTTCGTTAATAAAAGATTGCTTATGTTCATCGAAATTATCACTAAATAGAGCGGTTTTATATGTAATGTAGGTATTATATGCGTTATTTACCTTTGTATAATCATCATATAGATGGTCGTTATAAATGTCTTCACCACTGTTATTTCTAATATAATTTAAAGCTGTTTTACATCTACTTTTTCCTAATAGTTCGGTCATATTGGAGTCTTTCGGTGTCAATAAATCAGATATTTGATATAATTCGTCTACCAGAACTTTTAACATTTCCATGTTTTGTGTGATTTCAGATTTATCATCTTTGTAAGTGTTCTGGTTGACTTGTTCGCTAATTTCATCTATCATATTTAAAAGTCCTTGACTTGGTGATGTAGTATTCCATGTTTCATCAACTGAATCCGAATCCGACTCCGTTTCAGGTTCAGGCTCAGGCTCCGATTCAGGTACAGACACAGGCTCAGGTTCAGGCTCCGGTTCAGGCTCCGGCTCAGGCTCCGGTTCAGGTTCAGGTTCAGGCTCTGGTTCAGGCTCCGGCTCAGGTTCAGGTTCAGGTTCCAGCTCAGGCTCCGGTTCAGGT